GATCGTGGATTTGCGCCGGCCGGTCTTTACCGTACCAGCCCATACGACTGGTGCTTCCTCATCGCCGCGGTGCTTGTTGCGCAGGGTCACAAAAATCGACTCGGAAGGCGGCGTTGCGATAAAAAGCGAAGCGACATCAGTGCGCGCCGGCAGGGTGATCGTCACATCATCGTTCTGAACATCGCCGCTCTGTACGATCGATGTGTTCGAAATCGGCATCGCTTCATAGACATTGCCAGAGAGCGTCACGCTCTCTGTGCCGGATGAGTAGCGCCAGACCGCGCTGTCACCGAGCCGAAACTCGTAGAGGGTGACCGGAACACCGGCATAGTTCGAGCGTTCAAAAGTATCATAGGTCATGGATCACTCGAAGGCTGAAAGGGCATTGCGCGTGTTCGGAGCGCTTCGGAAGGTGACCAGAGCATCAGAGATGCCGATGGTATCCACCTCGTGCTCGATCGTCACCGTGTCGTGGTTGAGCCGCATGAGTGTCATGAAGCTGATGCGCAGGATGTCCTCCATTGGATAAGCAATCGGTATCGGCTCGTCGATCGTGATAGCCTCATTGACGCCGAGCAATTCGGTCGAAATGATGCGACGGTAGTATCTCGCCCCGCTGACAGTTTCGATCATGATATCCTGGCGATCCGGCCGGGGGCCACCGGCCAGGGTGAAGCCACACCGCTTGACCACGAGCAAAGACCACCCAGCCGTGATGTCGTCGGCCAGTGTGAAATCATCCATGAAAGTAGGAACCCACATCGGCTGTGCTCGGCCTCGCAGTGCCTGAAGCATCCGGCCGAAATCACGATGCTGCGCTCGGCCGACAATCGACCAGGAGTATTGCTGCAAGGTGAAAGGGCGCTGCGCATCGTCTCTGCGTTCAGGCGTCGAGGTCTTGTTGTCGATCTCGACGAAATTCCGCTCGTACTCCTTGCTCATCTTCTTGCTGTAATCCGGCTCCATCGTCATGACATAAAAGGTAAGGTAGATGTCAGTCAGATCGCCAGCACCAGAAGGGTTACCACTCTGAACATCCAGAATGCGGAACCTGATTTCTGTCGATACAGCATTGCTGGTTGCCAAATCCAGTTGAGGCTGATCGGTCAACTCTGCGATCGAGGCAGGAAATACCCGCGATCCTGCAGGCCATGAGCGAGTCAATGGTGCCGCGGTGATGAAACTGGTTGATGTGACGGATACGATCTCGGCCAGTTCGCAAGTATAAGGGTCATCGCCTACAAAGCAGACCACTCGCCCGACCGTCATCAGCCCTGCGTTGCGCGCGTCAGCCGAAAAAACCTCACTCGCGCCTGATGCAACCCCGGCATCTAGCAAATTGACTTCATACCAGATCGGCAGATACCAGCGGGAATCTCCGTAGGTGATCAGCAGATTGTCCAGTAGTTGCCGGCCATCGCCTTCCGCAATAGCCTGATACTCCAGCAGTCGCCGCGGGAAGAAGCGCAAGGTGCGCCGCTGCTCCGACCCATCAGGTGAAGCCAACACGTCTGTCAGCCATTCCAGGGTCTCAGTGACACTCTTCGACCAGGTAGGCTCGAACGGCCAGATGGGGAGATCTTCGATCGCCATCAGCCCAAAATCCTTTTGATTGTTGTGGCCGACCGCTTGATATGCGTGATGATCATTTTCTCACCTGCGGCGCCAGCCATCGCGTTCGCCAATTCATCCTCACCGATGGCCAGGATCTGCTTGATGCCGCGATCCCGCCCACCTCCGGACTCCTGCTCGCCGCCCATGTTGAAGCGATGCCGCGGATCTTCTTCGGTCAGGATTTCCTCGCCTCGCTTCAGGGTGGCCGAAACCTCATCGGGCGCGAGGCCCGCAACCCCGCCGCTGTGATACGAGTAGGCACTCCTGACCCATGCAGGCCGGTCACCGATGCGGTTGCCGCCACCGATCGCGGCCGAGCCCACAAGACCCCCTGTATGGCCTGTCATTCCGCCGAGGCCGGCGGCAGCTGCACCAATCGGCCCGCCCATTCTGGAAAGTGCGTTCAGCAAGATTTGCTGCAGGATCATCATTGCGATCTGCCGCAGGAAATCGGCCGCAAACTGGAGGAAAGCAATGCCGGCTGCCTGGAACGCATTGCCGCCTTCTGCGATGCTCTTGGCGAAAGCATCGAACACGCCGATCATACCGCTGACACCGCTGCCGACCAAAGTGCTGATCTGCTGAGATGTCGCACCGAAAGCGACTGTCTTGTTCGTGTTGTCCTGAAGGCTCATGCCCATGGTCTGAAGCTTGGCAATCGCAGCATCCGCCTCCGGGCCACCGATTGCCGCCCACATTGCAATGGCCTGCTCAACCGCCGTGGCGGTCTGTGCATTGATCTCTGTGAGCCGCTGCTTCAGCCCGTCGACCATGGCGAAGTCACCGGATTCCTCGGCGAGCTTCTGTTGTTCGAGCAACTGCTGACGCAGCAAATAGAGGTTGTTGACCCGCTCTTCGGCCAGGTTCAGACCGTCGCGCGTGTGCTGCTGATCATAGAGCGCCGCGGTCTGCTCGCGGATCTGCGCCAGTTCAGCCTCGCCGATCTTGGGGTTCTCGGCTTTGGCGGCTCGAATGGCTTCCTCGATCGCGGCCTGACGCTTCTTGCCGGCGTTGATCAGCTTCTGCTGCTCAATCTCGAAAGCCGTCTGACCGAGCCGTTTCTTGGTCGCTTCGGCCTGTTCGTTGAGAGGTGCTTGCTGGTCGTAGAGAGTGGCGGTCTGTTCGCGGATCTGCGTCAGTTCGGCCTCGCTGATGGCCGAGTTTTCAAGTTTTGCCTCGCGAACCGCAGCCTCGATCGCGGCCTGACGCTTCTTGCCGGCATTGATCAGTTGCTGCTGGCGAATGTCGAATTCGTTCTGTGCGAGGCGTTCCTCCGTCGCCTTGGTCTGTTCCTTGAGTTTGGTCAGCCGATCACTTTCAGCCGTGTTGATTTCGTCGATGACGCCAATCTCGACCTCAGAAATGCCCATCTTCTGCTTAGCCCAATCCACCACCTGTCCGGCGGTTTTGCCAGCGAGAATAGACCCGTTGGCACTGATTTGAGCGGCCCCAAGGATCTGATCAACGGGGGTGCTCGGGTCGGCACCAAGTACCGATTTCGCACCACCGCTACCAAGGAAATGGGCAAGATAGAGATTCGCATCTGTGATTGCATAACCTGCCGCCTGCAGAACCGCAGCGTTCTCCTGAGCATAAAGTTGGACCATGTTGCGCGAGTAATCAGCGTTCTTGCGCAATTCCAGAATCATGGCGTCCGACATGCCGGCAGCCTGATCAGGGAAGTGCTTCTTAAACATGCTGAGCCAGGTACTGGCTATGAACTGGCCTAGCCCGGTCGCAGACGAGTTGGGGTTCTGCGCGTTGGCGTTCCCGCCGCTCTCGACCCCAACCACCTTGTCGACGAACGATCCAGTGGCTTTCCCCATTGCCTCGGCGTTGATCGCCCCGGCCCCACGAGCCCAAAGGGCCATGATCTCGGTGATCTTGCCGTAGTCACCGGCCTGGAATGCTGCGAGCATGCTTTCCCAAGCGATCTTGTTCAGATCGGTGATGTCCTTAAGCCGCTTCATCTCATCGGCAAGTTCTGGAATTTCTTCCTTCAGTTTGCCGATCGCATCGGTATAGGTAGTGACGAACGACGACTTGTCGAAAACCTGGTTGACCTCTTCGACCGTCTCAACCAGTCCGAGCAAGACCTTATCGGCCTTGGTGGCCGTGCCGTTCATTAGGCGCAGTTTGGCTTCCGACATCTCGACCGCTTTGCGCAGATCTTCGATGTTCAGAGCGCCATCCTCGGCCGTGTTCAGCATATCCAGAAGGCTGTCAGCAATTGCCTTCAACTCTTCGTTGACCGGGCTGAGGGCGATCGCCTCCAGTTCAGAGCGATATTCCTCAAGGGTCAGCGTGCCATCGGCAAACTGCTTGCTGAGATCGTTCAGCGCCTTGGCCTGTTTCCGTTCCGGGCTGTTGGCCTCAAAATCAGCAAATGACGCCTCGGCAAGACGGCTGTATTCCTCGAACTCCTTGCGGGCATCCGCATAGGCTTGCCTCAGTTCTTCAGTGCTGCGGATCGCCTGCGAGAGAGTGACGCCGTTGATCTTTTCGAACCAGTTCGCCGCCGCATCACCAACGCTCTGGTAGCTCTCGCGCAATGCAGCCAGTTGACGATCATGCTCACTCAGGGCCGTGGTGGCACTGTCAATGCCGGTGACCCACGAGCCGATCGCAAAGACGATCCCTGTCGCAATGAGGCCGGGGAGGCCACCAATAGCCGCCCAGAGAGTGCCGGCGACATTTGCCGTCAGCATCATCGCGGTGCGCAGGACGCCAAGGGTGGTGGCGAAGGCCAACGTGCCGACACGGGCAACAGCCGTGCTTGCCGTCGATGCCAACAGACGAGCGCGATAGGTGTCAATGGTGCCGACGACCTGCGCGAAACCCTGACCCAGCACGCGCTGCGCAAAGGTCATCTGCTGCATCTGCGGGCCGATAAAGGCCATTTGGCTTGACAGGCTTCTGAAGGATGCGCGCGTCTCCAATGCGCGCTGTGCGAGGCTTACGAAGGCCCCTGACAACTTGATCGCGGCGAAGGCTTTTGCCGCAAGGATGATCTCGTCGAAATACTGCGGCACTTCGGCTAGGATGCGGATCACTCGGCCGATGACCGTGCCAAGCTCGGTAAAGGTCCGACTGCCTTCCGGGTTGTTCGAGAACTCGTTGAACGCTTGCAGCGCCTCGCGCAGTTGAGGAATAAAGCCGTTGGCGATTGCGATCTGAATCTTGAAGAGGTTGTTCTGGAAGCGACCAAGATCCGTGCTGACGGTATCGAGCGAGGCCGACAACTGCGGACCAAACTTGCTGGTCATCTCATTGGCGAAAGCCAAGAGGTTGCTCTCAGACGCCAGCAGGTCGCCCCCCGACATCATCTTGTCGAGTTCTGCTGTGGTGACGCCCATAGCGTCAGCCAAAATGTTGAACGCACCAGGCAGCCGGTCGCCGAGTTGGCGCCGAACCTCTTCCGAGGTGAACTTCCCTTTCGAGATGATCTGCTCGATGGCAAGGAATGTGCCATTGAGTTGATCAAGCGACAGTTTGTTGACCCGACCTGCCTCGGCTACCGAGAGGAATATCTTGCGGGTGTTCTCGGCCGAGAAATTGGCCGACTTTGCGGCGATCGCGAACTTGCCGTACTGGTCGCCGAGCGAGGCGAAACTGATCCCGAGGCGATCCGATTCACCGCGAAGGAACTCAATCTCAGCCGCGACCTTGGCGGTGTCCTGCGCGAACACCACACCAAGGCGAGACTGAACGGCCTCCAGTGTTCGGAACGCATTGACCGATTCCGTGATGCCGCCGATGACCGCGAACAGACCGACATAGCTTGCGGTCAGCGACAGAACCTCGCCCCGCAGACGCTGCACCAGGCTCAGCGCGGTGCGGCTGTCTGCGGCCGACTTGCGAAGGGCTGCACCAGCCTGATTGGCGCTATTGGCAAGCCCTGCGAGAGCGCTACCAGAGCGCGTGGCAGCCGGGGCCAGACGGCCTTGCGCATTGGTCAGTTGCTGCGTTGCACCCGTGGTGGCCGTGACCGCAGCGGTGGTCTGCTGAAGCGGGATGACCGCCTTCGCCCATGCGCCGAAGCCGCCGCCCTGGGTCACTCCCCGCAGCCGGTTCATGGCCACGATCTGCTTTTGCACCTCAGCCTCGGCCGCACGACTGGCTGCCGACATCCGGTTGAAAGCGTCTACCTGTTTGGTGGCATTCCCGCTGGTGTTGCGCATCTCGACGGCAAGGCGGGTGGTCTCATCACGCAGAGCGGCCAGGTCGTCCTTGGCTTCGCGGATGACCGTGTTCTGGCGTTGAAAGGCCGCGGCAGTCTTCGGATCGGCAAAATCGTTGTTGCCCGTCGAGAACTTGCCGTAGGCATCCAGAGCCCGCTGAGTACGCGCCAGTTCCTCAGATGTGCGCCTGCTCGCACGAGCGATGTCTTCCTGCTTGACGGCAAGGCCACCGAGCGCAGCACTGGCCCTCAATGCTGCTTCATCAATCCGCTCCAACTCAGCCCGGTTCGCCGCTGCATCCGCCCGAGCCGCCAGCAGAGCCTGTCCTGCACGCTCTACCTGATCGGCGAGCCCCTTCTGTTCGCGGGCCGAGGCATTCGTCTGGCTCTGCGACTCCTTCAGCGCCGTGGTGCTGGCCTGAACCGCATTGGCATAGTTCTTGATCTCGGCATTCAGTTGGGTCTGCCGCGCCTTCGCGTTGGCAAGGTCCGCCTCCAGAAAGACGCCCATGGACGCTTTCGCCGACGACACAGGGGCGCCGGATTCAGTGCCGACACCTGCGGAAGCCCTGTTGCCGGACACGCGCTGCGAGCGAGCTGCGTTCAGCGCCAGTTGATCGCGCTCGGCCTGACGCACGATCTCGTTGGCCTTGGCCTGTTCGGTGCGCGACTGTGCGAGCGCCTGCTTGTTCCGCTCCAGCGCCGCCGCCTGTGCCTCGGTCTGAACCTTGAAATTGGCCGCGGCAGAAGCAGCACGATCGCTCTCGGCAGCAACCCGCGTGAACTCACCCTGAGCACCCCTGAGTGCGTTTTTAGACCGCTCGACGGCAGCCGTGGCGCGGTCGAGTTGGGTGGCGATGATGCCGAAAGATTTTAGCTTGGAGCTTTCAGCCTGAAGGCGGGCCACATCAGCGGCAAG